AGGCCTGCCGCCCACTGACGACATTCGAATTTACCAAAACACCGTATACGCGACCCCATCTGGTGGTTACTCGATGATTCTTGAAGCCGCAACGGTGACCAATACCAAGGCATTTGGAAACATCATGTACGCCCCGAGTGCAACGGCTGACGAGAACGGCACTGGTTCTGGTGCAACGATATTTAGCTCGCGTTCTACCGGGACAGGACGCACCCAAGGCAACAATTCAAGCACTGCGCAGATTAAGGGCACCGATCCATTGTGGGTGGGTCCTGCAACAACCTTAGCAGGCTACAAACTGGGCGCCTCTAGTCCCTACATTGATGCCAGCATCAATTTGAAGGTGAGGATTGATGCCCTAGGGTACTTGCGCAATGGGCCTACTTATGATGCAGGTGCATTGAACTCGGTAGGTAAGCAGATTCCTGCTTAGACGGTGATACATTAATATGACCTCTCTAGAATACTTCCGCCTACTGGCCCCCGGCTATGCGTCAACGTCTGATGCGACGGCAACCCAATGGATTACCATTGCAGCAATGTTTGTGCCTACTGGATGCCTGACAGCAGAAGGCTACAACATGGCCCAAGCGCTCTATGCGGCGCACCTGTTGACGCTCTCGCCGTCTTCCGGCGTTGTTGCTGGCCCCGTGACGTCCGAGAAGGAAGGCGACCTATCACGCAGCTACGGCTCCACCAAGGGAGATGATTCGGTGCTTGGCTCCACTCCATACGGCCTTCAATACATCGACATGACGAAGGGCTGCTACGGTGGCGCAATTATGACTAGGTACGGTTTCGGTGGCGAAGTACGTTAAAGACAATGACAAAGGTTTGAAGCGGTTTATGCAGGAAATGCAGACCGCCAGAACTGCCTATGTCACCGTCGGCGTGCATGAGGGAGAGCGCAACCTAGACGGCGCAAACATTGCTGAATATGCCGCTGCAAACGAGTACGGCACCGAGAACATCCCAAGCCGACCAGCATTTAGAACCGCATTTGATGAAAATGTTGTGGCCATCCAAAAAGACATGGCGGGATTGGTGAACATGGCAAAGCGTGGCGGTTCAGTCGTTGAAGGATTGAAAACGGTGGGTGAAAAGCATCAGCAACGAATTCAGCGCACAATCAAGGGCCGCGACTTCTTGCCTAAACTTGCTGAATCCACAGTGAGAGCCAAGGGAAGCACAAAAACCCTGATAGATAGCGCCGCTATGGTCAACTCAATCCGCTACGTAGTCCACAAATGAGCAGCTTTCGCAAACCCTACACAGTCAACCGCACAGCACCCGGCGCGTATGTCAATGGCGTGTGGGTGAATGGCTCTGCGTCTACCATTTCAATCACGGCCACAATCCAACCCGTTAGCGATCAAGACCTGATAAACCTACCAGCCGGAACCCGTTCTAGCGATGTGGTGAAAATCTACACCAGCACCGAGCTAAAGACTACCGAGGATGCCGGAGATAATCAGCAGCCCGATAGAATCACATGGTTTGGCAACGTTTACGAAATCACCTCTAAGTCAGTCCGACAAATGAGTGTGATTCCACATTTTCGCTATTGGGCCACTAAAGTGCCCGTGGCATAAGGACTACCATGACCAGCGCAATCAACGCACTAAACCCAATCACCGGAACCCCTACGACCCAGAGCGTGCGGGATAACTTCGCCGCTGCCAAGACTGAGATTGAAGCCTTGCAAGGCGCGGTTGGCTTTGCTGATTACAACGACACGGCCACGACTGGCACGCCCATATCCGTTAGCCCTACAACGTGGACAAAGCTGACAAATAACGGCGCAGGCACAAACACGCTGAAAAAACTGCCTGCTGGCGTTACTGACCTTTGGAATACGTCTACGAATCAGCTATCGCTTTCACAGCTTCCGCTTTACTCCATGCTTGAAGTGAGGCTTGATTTGGTGGTGACAACAAGCGGAGCTAATCAGGTTGTCCAAGTCCGCACCAGTCTTGCAATTGGCGATGCTATTGCATTCACTTTGCCAGCAGGCGAAGCGTATTTCAAGACTGCGGGCGCTCATAATGTGATTGTCGCCATCCCGTTCTATATCGGCTCTGCACCAGTACGCGCAAATCCCGGAGAATTCCAGATTTACAGCGATGCAAGCTGCACAGTGAAGGTAAACGGCTGGTATATCCGCGCTCACAAGTACACGCAATGACTCTGAAATCTGACCTTTACGCTCTGTTTGACCCGCTGATTACTGAAACGGTAATCTGGGCAGACGGTAACGCGCCACGCCCTGCATTGCCATATCTGACCATGAAGGTCATGAGCATGCGCAGGGTAAAGGGCGATTGGTACAGTGAAGATATTGGTACAGATGGCCTTCAAACCGTCAAAGGTGACAGGGAATTTACCCTAAGCATTCAAAGATTTGGAACTGACAGCGTAGATGCATTAGACACGCTGGCAAACAAACTGCGCCTGACTACCATCATAGACAAATTCAACAACGCCAAACTGCCCATTGTGATGGCCGAGGATGTGGTTGACGTTGCCGCGCTGCTGGACAAATCACAGATTGAGCCCCGCGCAAGCCTAGACGTTTTCATGCGTATGAAATCAGTGCTCACGGATAACGTGGGCTATATCGATACGGTAGAGATTGAGACGGTAACCATCCGGCCAGATGGTACGGCTATGCCGGATGGGTTGATTACGGTTGCTGTGTGAAAGGCATTCCTATTTTCAGAAGCAATTCTTCTGCTGATCCCGGCATTTCTTCTGGAGAAGTTGGAATCATGATGTCTGTATTTTCAAATACTTGAATTGCGGCATCAATGGAAAAAGGGATGCTCTCATCAAGATTTACCTTTTCTCCATATTGACCCCCAATAGCAATTGCAAGATTAGCCCATGAAGTAAGCGGGACCTTATGACAGCACAAAGCAATTCGCAGAAGATCACTTTTTCCAAGGGTGTATCCACGCGATTGATATTTAAGAACACGAAGAAGTGAGCCGAATGGGTAGCGGGTTCCACTATGAAACTTCAAGTAGCGTTGAGCTGCATGCTTCAAAAAATCTTCATGAAAAGCAAATTGCTGATTATCAATATCAAAAGCCGCCATGCATGCAGTGAAGTCAAAAGCGTCAAATATTGCAGCCGGCGAATCGAAGAAATCGAAGCACATCAACTGAATAACTAGAGGCCCGCTTACAAAAGTTACGGCCCGATCAGTAGCTGCAACGCACCATAGACCTGAGTCGTAGGCATCTTGAATTGCCATCTGAAAGTCTGCTTTGCTTTGAAAGTAAAAATCAACATCATTGATGGCGCGCCCAGTAAAAGCACTTGTAAGAGAGCCACCAGCAATAAATGCATGCTCAGGGCTAAAACTATCACAAGCAGCCATGATTTTTGCAAGCTCTGATTTGTGTTTTGAAGCTGACGATAGATGCACTTTGCATAATTCCATGAATAACTCCTTTGGTTGAAAGTATTAATTTTGCCAACTTCCAAGCCAAAAACCATAGGTACAAACCCTAGGTTTTCGCAGAAACCTCAAACGCCACCCGGTAAAACTCCACACTAGGCGGCATAGGCTGCTGGTTCGTCCTGCCCGTTTCCACAAAAACCGCAAACGACTCACACGCAAGACCTAGAGCGCAGGCATCGCGCCATTGGCACTTGAACCTATCGCATGGCGACTTGGGCAGATTGTTAAACAGGTTCAGCAAGTCCATAGGCACCGCCTTTGATTAATTTTGCCTATGATATACAATTAGCCTATCAATTTCCACTATGAGGCCCGAACTATGGCTAGCCTTGCAGACATCGTAAACGTCCAAATCTCCCTCAATACTCCCGGTGTCGCTTATGCATCGTTTGGCACGGCCCTCATTGCCTGCCCGCATGCATCGTTTAGCGAACTGGTGCGCACCTACAAGCGGGGCGAGTATGCAGAGGACAATCTCCCTCCCATTCTGGTCACTGCGCTGGACGACCACTTCGCCCAGACCCCATCTCCTGTGAGCGTGAAGGTTGGCCGATTGTCGGTTGACAAGGTAGTTATCCAGCCTTCTAGCGTTGTGAATTCTGCGGTTTACAGCCTCAAAGTTAACGGAACGCTGGCAACATACACAGCCGATAGCTCTGCAACTGGTGCGGAAATCGCCACTGGAGTGGCTGCTGCAATCACTGCGCTGTCTATTTCTGGCATCACGGCAACGGCTGTATCTGCAACTGTAGAAATTACCTACGCCAGCACGGTAAAAGCTCTGACCGACTTCACCCGCTTGGAGTTTGGCACGATTACCCCGACTGCCGCAGCTCTTGCCGCTGACCTTACCGCCATCGAAGCGCAAGATAACGCTTGGTATGACCTGCACCTGACAGAGCGCACCCCCGCCCGCGTGCTGGTGGCTGCTGAATGGGTCGAAGCCCGTAAGAAGGTTTTTGGCACTGCGCTGGCAGAGGCTGACATTTTGAATCCCGCACTGGCTACCGATACCATTAGCGTACTTGGTGATGCTCAATACTTCCGCACCTATGCCGCCTATCACGGCGCGGCTGCAACTCAATTCGCTGATGTGGCATGGGCTGCGCGGGTTCTGCCAATTCAACCGGGTGGAGAGACATGGGCGCTCAAGCGTCTTGCATCCGTTACTCCTGACAACCTGACCAGCACGCATAAAAACACTGTTGTGACAAAGGGCGGAAATACCTTTGAGTTCTACCAGCCTCAATTGGCCCTGACAAACCCCGGAAAGGTTGTCGCAGGAGAGTGGATTGACGTTATCCGATTCCGTGACTGGCTGGAAAACTTCATTCAAGTGAACATGGTCACTCTGATGGCGAAGCGCGACAAAGTGCCCTACACAGATGCGGGCATTCAGTTGGTTGCGAACAACCTCAAGGCATCGTTTCGCCGAGGCCAAGAAGTTGGCGGCATTAGCCCCGACGAATTCGATGCAGACGGCAACACCATCCCCGGCTTCATTGTGACCGCTCCATTACGTGCGGATGTGACAGATGCCGAAGCTGCAAGCCGCATTCTGAATATTGGATTCTCTGCGCGATTGGCTGGGGCTATTCTTCCAAAACTTGCCGACCTGTAAGAATAATTGAAGGAATGGGAGCCAATTCTTCCCGCAATGCGCTGATTTCTTTTCTCAGTTCTTGAATTTCGTATGCAAGGTCTGGATTTGTTGGTTTTGTCATTGCATCCATGAAAGCACGCATTGATGCCGATGATGAATCAGATACTTTGTAATCAGGACTAGGCATGTAAGCTCCTTAAAATGGAGCCTTAATTTTATCCGAGCAAACCAGCCAGTAAAGAATTATTTTTCGCCCCGCCAAACTCGGTCTGAATACTTGCGCTATCAAACATCCAGACGGTATCACCGATTTCTTTGCCAAAGGCTAAATCGGGCGCCTTCTTAACCCAGCAGCGATGCGCCAAAACAACGGTATTGCCGGATAAATCGCTAATGCCTATAGTGAAAGTCTCCGGGTATCCAATCAGCCCGCTTAGGTCGCCATTAGATGGGGATGATGCCATTAAGGTCAGCTCAATAACCCCAGCCTGCGATGCGTTGCGCGTTCGGCTTACTTCACCATCAGCGCCTTTTACTTTGGTGAAAATGTCGTCATCCATAACCACCGTGATGAATTCACCGTCAGCGAATCCGCTAACAATGCGATCATCTACGGTGATTACTACCTTCGATGGGTCATAGGTCCCATGGAAGCTAGTGCCAAACATTAACCATTACCACCCATGAACATAACAAGGTCAGCAGCTCCGAATGTCCACTCACGATCACCAATTTCCTTGCCGAATGTAGCCTCGGGGGAGACTTGCAGCCAGCAATTAGCGGCTGCAATCAGGGTGCGGCCAGACAGGTCTGCTACACCGATGGGCAGAATCACGGTCTTGCCTGTGATGGCATCCATATTGAAGAGGCCGGATAGAGCATCATTGGCCGCGCTAGTCGCACTCAGGGTCACAACGATAGTGCCAAGCTTGGAAGCATTGCGGGATACACCAACACCGCCATCCGCACCAGCCTTGGGTGTGGCGCGGTCTTCGGCATAGGAGGCGGTCACAAAGTCGCCATCAGCAAAGCCAGAGAGGACTACTGGCCCCACAGTGATGATTACTTTATCCGCAGAATATGTGCCTTGGAAGTCAGCCATTTATGTAGCTCCGATTAGTTGAAGGAGTAGGCCAGGGAGCCTGTGACGTTCACCACATGGATAGCCCCAGCCAATCGAGCAGAGAACCCGATATTCAAGATACGGCTTGCAGCTTCGGCATCTGTCACATCCGCACGCAATGGAGCTGTCACGATGAATCCGGGGATGGTGTTGCCATCTGAATCAAATTCGTCGGGGCTAATGCCGCCAACTTCTTGGCCTCGGCGCAGCGATGCCTTGAGGTTGTTCACAATCAACTGAATGCCCGCATCTGTGTAGGGCACCTTGTCGCGCTTCACCATCAGCGTGACCATGTTCACTTGAATGAAGTTTTCCAGCCAATCGCGGAAA